CCCGGCACGCCGATGTCATTTGCAGGGCTGGACAAAATCAACGACAGATCCGCCAGCGTAATTTTCTTTGTGGTGCCGCTTGCCGACATCGACGAATCAGAAACATCCACCACTACCGCATAGTCATCTGCTGCGGCATCTGCCGCTGCGAGCTGATTCAGCCCGCTGATTTTCGTGTTCGCCATTACGAGGCGGCCTCCAGAAGAATGATGTCGTTGGATTCGAGTAGTAGGGTATTACCGTCTTCAAGCAAAACGAAGAAGGTTTCACCGTCTCCAGTGCCGGACGCAGCAAAATAAGCGGGTAGTGAGAAGCCGAACCCGAACGACATCTCAGTAGACCCGAGTCAGGTTCGTAGCCGTAGTGCCGGTAGCCCACACGCGTTTGACTCGCACAGGAATCACCCCACCGGGCTGCAGGCCGTAGAACGTGAGGTCGGTGCCCTGGGCAGTGGTTACCTTGGCATTGCCGCCACCGCCCACATAGACCACGGAGGGGTCGAACGTCGCGGTGTCGCTAGGCGTGACCATAGCTCCATCTTCGGGGAACATCGGATAGCTGGGGCTGGGCGTAGTGCGGGCCATGTTAGCTGAGCTCCTTCAGTTTGTACAGCGTTTTCGGGTACAGGGCGACGATCTCATCGACGATGTTTTCCAGGGCGTCGATCTCTTGGCAGATCTCGTCCTTATTTTTGCTGATCCACACCACTTGCTCACCCAACAGAGACACGCACGCTTTGGTCTGTCGCGGACCGAGGTCCACCTTGCCTACCTTGCCGAACGCTCCGCTATGAGCTTCCACCAGAGCGTCCACGAGGTCGATAACACCGTCGTAGAACTCGCCCAGGGCTTGATGCGCCGCGTAACTGCTGGTGTTCCAGTGTTCAAGGTGCGCGCAGTTGCGAGCTTCAAACACTCGGGCTATGAGTTGATTAATCATCCTACGGTCCTCCGGAGAGATTGGTCGCCGCCTAGGCGACGTTGAGCCTCGTTACCAACGGCTGCGGCAGCGCGGTCGTACAGGGTTTGAAACTCAGCAATGCGCTCGGTCAGCTTCAGGAACGGTTGCGCTTCCAGTAGCGTGCCGTACAGCAACAGTTGCGGGGCGTATTGCGTGGTCCAGTTGGTCTGGTTGCTTTCGCTCAGCGGCAGCGGACGCTCGAAGTAGGCCAGCTCAAAGTCATACGCGGCATCCGGGGTCGGCACCACGAGCAGATGCTCATAGTCATAGTCCGCGTAGAACTGCGGTGTGTCTGTGTTGGCGGGTTCCGGCCAATAAGCGCGACAGAACGTATAGCTGCGCTGGTTGAGGAACTTGGCTTCACCGGCGATCTTCAGGTAAAGACTAGTGGTCTCGCGCCAGCGCACCGGCTTGGACAACACCGGGTTGTTGATCGACAGTTGCCCGTTGACATAGCGCACATACCCCAGACCCTTGACTTCCGTAGCGATGCGGTTTTCGGCCATCATCACCAGACGGGGAATCTGCGTCAGAAACGGAGTGTCGCTGCGCTCGGCATAGTTGATCACATCAGCGATCAACGAGGTGTAAGTCATAGTCTCAGACACTGCGCGTCACCTCGTATAAACGCCGATCGCTGGAGCAAAGTACGTGGGGGCATCGTCCGTCTCACCCCCCTCGACCTCCAAGGTCATCCCCTGAGTCATTGCTTGAATAGCCGTCAGTCGCTCGGCACTCACTCCAGGAAGCTCGAACGCGAGACGCAGGGCCAAGTGCCAGCAGATTGCTTCCAACCAGCGGGAGGGGATGTCGATCTCGTTGGAGAAATCCCCGATGTCCTCGATTTGACGATGCCTGTACAGGACCAGATACCGCGTGGTATCCGTAGGCACCGGCCATAGGGTGATGCAAGGTTCCCGCAGCTTCTCGAACCAGTAGTTGACCGGCTGCGCCGACGCTTGGCCCTTGTTAGGCAGCGTGGAGTAGTCGTCCCGGTTGATCGGGGTCAGCGGTACTTCCCGAACGATACCACCACCTGTCGGGATCGCCAGATTCAGGTTGAGTACCGCCAGCGTGCCCGTGGGCAGGGTGTATGTGGCTTGGCCCGCTTGCAGTTGAATATCTTGACGGTCAATGCACCATAAATTCAGCCCGCGGTTGCTCAGGCTCATCAACAGCATGAACAAATCTTCGCGGGCTGTTTCCATCGTCTCTGCGGTATTGCTGGTCGGGGACAGCCCGCAACGACGCAGTGCCTTCTCGATTATCCGAGTGACACTGATTCGAGTACCGCCGACCACCCCCGACGTGCTCACGCCGCGCCGCCCGTGTACATCAGCGTGACGCGCACTTGACCCGCCGTGGGTTGACCCACGCTGGTAACGGTGGCATACACGGAGGTGTTGACGTCGATATCGTCCATCGCCGCCAGTTGTGCGGCAGTGAAAGTAGGGATGGTGCGACCCGCAGTTTTAGCGTTGACGCCGCCCGCGTACTGCGTGCCCGCACTGGCGCTGCCCAGGGTAAGCGTGGCACTGGTGGCGCTATTGTACGCGGTGAGCACGTCTGCCACCACGTTGACGAGTTGCCCGTTCTTCGGCAGGACGAAAACAGCTTCCTGCTTCAGAGTGGCGTCGAAGTTGATCAGCGCGGTTTGAGAAAAGACTGCGGTTCCGACACCGGTATTGGTTTCGCTGAATCCATCACCGGACTTCAGCGCACCCTGCATGTAAGTACCCATTGTTGATGCTCCCTTTGTGGGGTTGGTTGCAAAGAACCCCGCCGGAGCGGGGTTCCCGGTGGGGGGAGTTAGACGCCCGCGTTACCGTACAGGTTGCGCCAGTCAGTCCATCCACTGCCGAAGCGCATGGTGGACTTGTAGCGGGTGCTGTCGGTTTCGAAGTCGCCTTCCATACCCTTTTCCATCTTGCGCCGCCACAGGACCTTGAGGCCGTCGCGGGCATCAGTCTGGACGAACCACGCCGTCGGTGAGGTAAGACGGGAAAGGACCACTGCCGAGTCCATCAGCGAGCTGGACGACTTGATCGGGTTCAGGTCGTTGTTGTTGGTGCCGGCGCGGAGCACGCTCTTCAGCAGAACTTCGGCCTGCAGCATGTTGCTCGGGTGAACGATCAGCTTCTTCGGCGTGAGACGAATCTTCTTGCCGCGGCTGTCCTGGGCTTGACGGATCTGGATCAGGGCCTGTTCCAGCGAGGTCTGCGACAGCGCCGCCGAGGTCAGCACGTTGCTCTGGGGGCCGCCGATCACCGGGTGGCTGGTGGAGCACAGGGCCACGGCGTCGCCGCCAGCGTAGGAGGCGTTGAAGGCGCGGTTCAGATGGTTGGCGGTGACGGTTTCCAGCGTTTCGTCCATCGCCTGCGCCAGATGCTTGGCATAGGTGCTACCCACACGGATGTGGTCACCGTCTTCGACCAGGACCTTGGTCAGCGCAAACGCCAGACCGTAGACGTCGTACGTGTAGCGTTGCACGTACAGTTCGCCGCCTTCGTCGTAGGTGATCGGCTGACCGTCGGGTAGCTTGGGCGCTGCGCCGAAACCGTACATCACGACTTCTTCGTGATAGGCACGGGCGATACCGTTTTCTTCCGTGAAGACCTGTTTGTACTCGTCCTTCCGCTGGTCGTAGACGCCGTCGAAGGCTTGGTTCAGAATCGGTTCGACGATCGACCGAAACTGGGTACTGCGCATGATAGTGCCGGCCATAGCTCAGTACTCCTTAGATGGCGACTTTGTTGGAGACGAACTGATGCTGAGCGATCTGCACCAGCACAGTGGGGAACGGGTTGGTGGTGGCATTGTAGATGCCGTCCGAACCGAACCCGACGATACGGAATTGCCCCTGGGCAGCCGCGCCTTCCAGCGTCGCCGACAGGTACGAGGTCGACTGGCCGGTGGTCGCGCTGGGAGTACCAGCGACGAGGTCAGCTTGGTCGCCGATCGCGGTTTGCACGTAGCCCGTGCCGCTAGCAGCGACTTGGACCTCGTACACGTTGTCGGGGTCGTCGTAGACCCAGGCCACGATGTCGGTAGCTCCGGAGACAGCCCCAGGCCAGGACTTGCGGAAATTCGGCTTGCCGGTGGCGTCCTTGTACTGGACACCGGCGAAGACGCCGAGCAGATCGTTGGTAGCGGAGCCGGCGGTCACGGTGCCGTTGGTGTTGAGGATGACGGCATCCCCATAACCGATGGCGGTGTTGTAGCTGGCGTCGATGGTGTAGGCTTTGGCCCTGCTCTGCCCCGTCGGATGGTTGCGGAGCAGGAAGCCGAACGGCGAGGCAGTAAGTGCCATGTTTCAGTTCCTTTGAATCAGAATGAGGGTTGCCGGACCCGACGCGCCAGGGTATTGAACCCTTCGCGCTGGCCGAGATCGCGACCGTTACTGTCTTGACCTTGCACGGCGGCGTTGTTGGCGAGCATCTGCTCTTCGCCCATCGGAAGCTCGTGGTGGAAATACGACATCATTTCCTGGTAGAGTTCCTCGGGGACCTTGAACAGCAGCATCTCGTTGCACTGCACGCAGCCTGCGAAGTCACCTTCTTCCACCCGGTACTGGCTGAAACCCGGCACCTCGTGCGCCTTGACTGGTTCGTAACCCCGTTGCATCCGCTTGTAGATCGGATCGGTGGAGTTCGTGGTCGACAGCCAACAGTGGTGCCAGCCCGGTACAGCCGGGGGAGTGGGGAGCACCTCCTGCATCCATTCGGAGCGCAGCATACGCCGCCGCTCTTCCAGGTTCATGGAAGTACCATCTTGCTGTACGCGTTGAGCGTCAGCTTCGGCGCGATCGGCGCGAAGGGGTTCCCCGGCTGATTTCTTCAGCCTTTCGTCACCGCCCAGGAGTTTGTTTTCGCTCATTCTGATCGCCTCTTAGCCTTGATGCTGTTTGTCGTATTCACGGAAGCGTTTGACAGCTTCAGCTCGCTGCTTCGGATCGTCCCAAATTCCGGCGTCTTTCAGAGCTCTTACTCGCTCTGCCGAAAGCCTGTAGGAGTTATCCGAGCTCCGAGTCCCTGCGTCCCGCCCGGAACCCGAAACAGTGGATCGTGGCTTGGTACCACTTATTTTATCACGATTCGAGCGGTGCGGGAGATATTTTTTCACTCGAGTATTCAACTCCTCCCAATACTGGGGGGTCGTGGGATCCCACCCTTCTTGCGCCAGTTGTTGGTCCAACGTCAGCGTGATCCTGGAGTCCTGGTCGGCCCCAGAAGGGTCATACCATTTGTTTTGGGACATCCAGTTTTGAGCGTGATTCACCAACCGGGGGTCCAGCGGTTGAGGCTGAGCCTGTCGTTGCCGGTAAGCCTGCTCGTAGCTTTGCAGTTGGGTAAACTTCTGCTGCGACTGAAGCATTTTCTCCGTCGCATCGGCCACGGCAGCTCCGTTGCCGGCTTCGGTCGCCACTCGGATCTGGTCCTTGAAATAGGAATACTCCTGAGCCACCTGCTTCTTGGCATTTTCGAGCTGAGCCAGTTCGGAAGACGTGCCGCGACGCTCGATCCCTTCGACCTTGGTGCGCAGTTCATTGATAATAGCGTCACGAGCCGCCAGTTCGCGACGCAAAGTGTCCTCGCGCTCGCGCTGAGCTTGCTTGCGGTTTTTGCGTTCCTCACGACGACGAGCACGAATGGCTTCACGCTCATCGTCGGTCAGGTCTCCGCCTTGCGGTTCGTCATCCTGGTGATGGTCGTCATCACCGGCGGGGTCGCTATCCACAGGGGTGGTGCGATCGTCATCCTGGTTCGGTTCGTCGTGTTGCTCAGTGACGGGTTCTTGCGGGCGAATCTCTTCCCCGGTTTCCAGGTCCAGTTCGATGTCTTGATCAGCCATCATATTGCTCCTTACTCAGCTTGGTTTTCAGCTCGTAGCCCATGAGCGGCCACACCTTGTTGACCGCGTTTTCGCGGGCGATCTTGCGGCCGATTTCAGCGTTGAAGTTCTCCGGGCTGGCACAGGCCGACTCTCCGGTCACAGTGAAGCCGTTGCGCAGCACGAGGACGCAGAAGGTCAGGAGGGACAGGGCAGGCGGCACCACATCGCCACCCTTCGGCGGCTTCATGGCCTCGAACGCACCCTGCTCCGCCGTGAAATAGTGCTCGCTGGCGATGTTCGCCTCGATGTCAGCCGGCGTGACGCGCGGTGCGCTCATTCCACGATCCTCCAGTCTTCGGCCAGCATGTCGGTTTGCGATGCCAGCCAACCCATGAGGATTTCGCCGGTCGCCGTCTTTATGGTGATCGACGGGAGGACCGTGGCCTTGCCGCCGTTCTGGCGAGCGAACTCGGCATTGTGCGGAGACCAGAAGTTTTCAGCGGGAATCTCGCGGCTGCCGTGGCACGACAGCGAAAGCCACATTCCTTTGCCGTTCCATCCAGCACGGGCCACCTTCTTGCCCATCTTGAGGGCTTCGAGCGCCAGCCCGAAGGTGAGCGCCACGGTCGGACGGTAGGCCTTCTCGAACTGCTCGGCAGGGCTCCAGCTCACATAGCCCATGTACTGCGCCGTGTTGGGCTTGCCGCCATCGAGGTACTCGACCAGATAGCCCGCGTCGTCGCCGTTCTCGTCGGCGGGGAGCTGCCAGCCACGGAAGTCGTTGTACTTAGCCCGCGTCATGGGCGTGGCGTGGATGATCTTGGTGCCAATGTAGGTTTTCATCACAAGATCTCGTCCAGTTCTTCGAAAGCGTCCGGGTCGACGCGGGCGATGATTTCATGGTCCGAGAACAAGCAGAACAGGGCCGTGTCCTCGGTGCCGGGAATCTTGCGTTCGAAACGATCGCCGCCGTATTTGGGAATCCGAACCAGGTGACCTGGTTGCGCCCACACGCCCTCCGGCCACAGTTGACCGGACTCGCGGTTGCGGAACGCGATGGGACCGTTCATGATAACGCGCCCAAGCTGGGTAGTCACTTTGTTGAACTGCTTGGTATCATCCGCCAGGATGATACCCGAAGCGGTGCGAGCACGCACCGTGCGCAGTTGAATGAGCACGCGAGTGCCAAGCGGAACGACACCGGGATTGACGTCGGGGAAAGCCTCGTTGAGACTGGATGCCGGAATCATTACGATTCTCCTGTTTTTCCAGGTTAGGAACCGCCCGCACGAAGCCCCCGGAGAGTGACTTCAACCCATTGGCCAATGGGCGCGAGCGGTTTTACTCTTTACTTCTTGATCGGCTTCTTGATCGGCTCGGGCGGGGGTTCCAATTGGGGAGTGATCAACTCCACCTTGATTCCGACGTCGCTCACCGGGAAATTGCGACCGAACATAGTGTTGATAAACTGCTCCACGGTGTCGCAGTCGCTCTGAACCACGTTGTTCAGTACTTTGCCGCTTGCCCAGGTAACACGAAACTCAGCCACGGGCCTTGCCTCCTTTTTTGGCGGGCATGCCCCCACAAGCGCAGGGTTTGGAGGCCATGCCCCCAGCCTTCATTTTCAGCGGGGAGCCTTTGGGGTTCTTCTGGCTGATTTCCTTCCCCATAGCCATACGTTTGTGTTGGTTGATGGGTTCTTTCTTCATGCTAACTCCTAAATTTCAGTTGTCGGAAACTTCCAACAGATCCATAAGAATCATCTGGGCTTCTCTCAAACCCTGAATTTTTCCTTGAAGCTGCCCCACTTCGTATCGAGACTCAAAGGTTTTGGAAACTAATGCTTCCATACCCAATTTTTCTCGGTCTCGAAGGCTATTCAGAAGCTGATTAAAAACTTGATCTTGGATCATATTTTACCCCTTGTTCAAGGAGTTGTCACTAGTTACTTGTGACCTTAACATTTCCTCAATCAGTTGTCGATCACCCTCTTGGGTCCTAATGATTAGCTGGGTATCATTGTCATCCTTGTTCTTCAGCAACTCGGTGAGTTGTTTTTGGCGGTTGTCGGCCTCGTTCTTTATCAATTCAACTTGCTGAGCCAATTGCTTCAGTTGGAGTTCCTGAGTGGAGATGAATTGATTGAATTGAGCTTGCTGCTGTTTCAAATGCAAAAGAACCTGAGATTCCTGTTGGTCGGCCGCCAGCTGAGCTTGCTTCAGCTGAAGATTCCCTTGATCCAGCTGAGACTTCCTTTGTGTGTCCATCTGAGCTATTTGCAGCGAAGCCTGAACCTCTGGAGTCATCTGGGGCGGAGGCATTCGTTGGGATACTAACTGTTGAATTTGCTGCATCTGCTGAAGCAACGGAACAATTTCCTGCTGCCAAATTCCGCCCGCCTGCTGAAGGGCCAAAGGCAACGCTTGGGTTTGCGGGACCCCCTGGAGAATTAGTTGTTCAGAAGCCTGAGCCAGCTGTTGCGAGTAGTAATATAGCAGATGCTCGTTAATATGCTGAAGAATGGCCATTAGCGGTTGAGGGGAAACGAAGGCGTTTTGAGAAACCCAGGGAGCCGAGATATAAGCCAGGTGGGCTCTGGCATGATTCAGGTGGTCCTGTTCAGGCCCGGCTTTGATGGCCTGCCCCTGCTGAACCGCCAAAAAACTCTCAATCAACGGTTCTTCAGTGATGGGTTCTTTCGGTCCGGGAAGCAGCTCATCCACCGATTCCACTCGCATTTGCTTGAGTGCACGACGATAAATGTTCAGCTTGTTCCAAGGAACCGAGGGGTCTTGGGACATCTGTAGGAGAGACTGAACTTGAGCGAACCGCTGAGCCTCGGAGAAGATGGTAGGATCGCTCACCGGAAGAACGTCCAGCGATCCGGAAAAATCCCCTGGATCGACTATCCTTTCGCCCAGATCCTGCTCCACCAGCTCTACGTCCAGGAAGTCAGCATCGATGCGATGCAAAATCTCCAAGGCCTTTTTCTGGCTTTCATGCAGGCGAGCATGAATGGCACTGTATGTGGGGGCCCCTTGCTCAATCAGGGCCATGGTGGTTCCCACCGGGGTTCGGTCCCCCACGTTTTGCAAAGCTTCGCTGCTGGTAGCCACCACCCCTTTGGCTAGCCCATACAGATGCTCCATCAACTGGAACAGGACCGGACTTGGAGGGTTAAACGGCATCGGCATCGCGACCTTCCGGATGTCATCAATGCTTGCCGGGCCCTCAATTTCCGTGACCTGAGTCACATTGACCTGGGTATTTTGACCCACCACTCGACCCGACTTCAACTTCAGCATGGAAGCCGTGTTGTTGATGTGGGCCGAGTCCAGCAAAGCTCGAAGCGATCCGGTAAGTGCCGCAGACAACCCCCCAATCAGGTGGGGAAGGCCGATTGCGTAAGCCCCACGCCAGGGAATGAATTTCCATTCCACGATCCAATCAAGCTTGCGGCGACGAGCGTCTGATCCTTTCCAGTTGCGATACACACTCAAGACTTTTCGAGTGTCCGAGTCCAGAGTCACGATATAGGGAGCGGTTTCCCCTTCAGTAAGGAAGTCCCCGTTGAGCTCCAGGGAGATTTGGATTTCCAGGATTTCTCGAAGCCCATCTTCGTTGTATCCGTCTTCCTCGCGACCCTCCACCCTATCGTTGGCTTCTTCAGAGGAGGATCTTTCGGGGTAGCCAGAGATATCTGGAACAAAAACATCTCGATACAGCCCGGATCGAATCCTCTTTTGAAACTCGGCTCGAGTGATGAGTTGACGATGAGTCAGCCGGGGAGTGGTGTAGAAATCCGAAGCCGAGTAGGGCAGATAGATATCGTCGATGGAAACGAACTCCATCCGGGGCCGTCCCAACGACTCGTCGTACCAAAACTTCTGGTACTGACTTCCCCCCAGGGGGAGCTGAGTCAGCAATTGCTCCAGCTCCGAACGGTATTCGGCGATCTGAGTTGTCAACTGCCAATTCATGAAGCGACGCTTTCGTTCGGCTCGCTCCAGTTTTCTTGGGTCCAGCTCTCCGATGACCGAAGTCTTTACCGGTCCTTGAGCGGGAAACAGCTCCCGAATAGCTCGGCTTGAAAAATCCACACAGGCTTCTGCCAGCACAGGATGAACCGCGCGAGAGGCTCCATCAAACTCTGCCCCGCCGGGAGCATCATCCCCCAAACCAGTGCGGCGAATTCCTTCTTCATATTGTTTGTCCCTTTTTTTGCGGGACTCCTTGTCCCGAGTGACCGATTCGTACAGTTCTTCCCCAATTTGAGTAAGCTCGGACTCTGAAACAGTTTCGGCCAGGTTTTCGTAAAAGTCGCTTGAATCCGGAACGACTGCGGCCAGCTCTTCAATGATTACCGAGCCATCTTCCAGTTGAATCAGGTCATCTTCCATGTTTCTTTCCTTTCTTTTGTTGAGCCCGTCGTTGTACGTCCAGCGAGATGGCCACGGCTTGCTTTTGCGGTCTGCCAGCGGCCATTTCGGTACGAATGTTCGCGGAGACTGCTTTCTTGCTTGCGGATTTCTTCAGCGGCATGATGTCACCTTCCCAGTGCTCGACCTAAGTCATCCAGATGAACCAATCCCCCCTCAGCGTAACCTTGACCTTTCCGAATCAAACTTTCAATGGGAACGTCGTATGACTCTAAGGGGAAAGTTTTCTTTCGCTGCTCTGAAGTCATGTTTCTACGTGCTTGCGCGGCTCGCGCTTCAGCTTCTCCCATTAAACGGATGTATTTGTTACGAGCTTCCTCAGGGCTTAAACCTGGAAAATTCTTAGGGCTTCCTCCCGGTTCAAACCCTTCAAATGCTTGAACGGCATGTTGCAGTTCATGTACAAGTGTTGAGCGGGCTTTGTTTTCGTCAGAAGAAGTAATTTCTATGTCCCCGCCTATATCAAATTCATCCGGAGGAACATGCTGACCCTTTGCTCTGGATTTTCCAACCAGAGGGATTTTTTCCAGGGTAAGCCCATAATTTTTCATCAGTTCAGGATAAGCGTCTTCCAATTCTGGGTGAGAGACGCCTTTTAGTAGTCGATCTGCGTCAAAAATAAGCCCTTGGTAAGAAGGCTGCCATTGGTGTGAAGGAATATTAACGAAAGATAGCTCATCGTCCGGAATTTCGAATCGCATTTGACCATCGGGGCTTCTGAACCACCCCGTTTTCCTCCACACCTCCCAGGGGTCAATCCCCTTGGTTAGCATTTCTTCAGCCACATAAGACTTTGGAAGATAATCAGCGCGCAGGGCTTTGCGTCCTGGAGCGATAATGCCCGCTAGGGCCGTTTTTCCAAGTCCGCCGAGCGCGGCCTTCCCCATCCCTGCGAAAGGAATCATGGCTCCAAGCAAAGCTGCGGTTTCGCCCGTGGTATAAGCCTCGTTGGCCCCTGGGCTCATAACGCTGGCTTGAGATGGAGCTCCAGCGTACCCGCGGATAGCCTCCAAGGCCAACATGCCGCGGGCGCGTTCCGCTTGCGGGTCGATGAAACGGGTGTTTTGTGTCGGAATACGCGGCATTTTGACTTGTCCACCTTCAGCAAATTTTGGTGTTTTTATTTCACTCAATTCTCGACCCCAAACCTACGCTATCTCGCAGCCCCTCGGTAAAGCCACGCATGCCCCCGGCGGTTTCCGACTCCCAGAACTGTGGAAGTTGTTCTCGAATGATTTGAAAAGCTGAGGGCATGATTACTTCATCCACAGGGGCGAAAGATTAATCGGTCGGTCTCCAAACAAAACCTGTTGTTGCATCAGTTCTAGTGGAGAGAGGGCGGAAGAACCAGCCCAGTCGCGTTGCATTTCCCCCGGGTACCACTTGGACGGGGACAGTTGATAGCGATCACCCTGAATCAAGGAAAGCGGAACCGGCTCATCTCCGTACAGCTCCTGAAGCGCCCTCATTCGATGACGACCTTCATACCCCGCCTGTGGAGCCAGACCGATGTATTCGTCGATCCACAAGGCCGGGGCGTCTCTAAGCTTTTGCTCCCGAATGGAGGGAATCAACTTTTCCAGGATAAGCTCATCTCGTTGAGTGTCCAGCGGAGGAGTTCGGCTCAGGAACTCCGAGGGCCGCATCACAGTCGTAGCAAATGGGGCCCGGTTAGAGATCAGGTTTTCGGAGAACCCACGTTGAGCTGCCGGCTCCAGAAGGGCTGAACGTGCCACCATTGAAGGTGAGTACCGCTCCAGTGGAGTATGCTGAGCCAGCAGCTCAGCCCGTTCCATGGCTTGCTCAACCGCACGCGGTTCTGATGTGAGTTTTTTGACCGCCTTCAGAATAGCGGTGAGAGGAGAGGCCATGAACGGCTCCAGGTACAAGCTAGTTTATTATAACCCGAAGCTCGTCGTGAGTCAGGCGTTGTAGGGGTTTTTTGTCGCCGATGTGTCATAGTAATCGTCGTCATCCTCGTCTGGAGCGTCGATCACCAACCAACCTTGATCTTTCAAATACTGAAGTGCCTGGCTAAAGGTGTCTACCAAGTCGTCATTGTCCACCAAAGGGAATGAGCAAACCTGGTCGATTAAAGGCTCGGCCCAATCAGCAAACTCGCCAGGTTTGCTCTTGGATTCCGGAATGAACACCACTCCCTGGCAGGGAAGGTTGGAAACCGCATGCAGCCGCTGGACCTTATCCGCGCGGCCCGGGTTGTAGGCCCGAACTGGAACCGTAAGGGACAGGTCTTGACGAAGAGAAATGCCAGACCCTTTATCCTCGATCAGCACGATATCCGCCCTACGTTCATCTCCCCTCGGACCAAATAGGCTGCAATTGTATTCTTCTTGAACTTTTTCCCGAAGCCGTGGGTAGCTCAGATGATCGGTCCAGGTGTCCAGGAGAAGCACTCCGTATTGAATATGGTTCGGAGTGTTATACAGCTTTCGAAGCTCAGGGGTAATCGCGAATACGCCCCAAGTGGAAGCTGCGCTGGGGTCTGGTTCTTTGGTTTTGCGGTCTTGAGTCTTTTCCGTGAACGCCGTATCGTAGCTCTGCAGAATAAATTCAAACTTCGGTAGAGGCGACCTGTAGGGGTAGACCTTAAGCCAAGTTGCCTGAATGATGCCACTTTCACGCGGGTCAATGATCTGAGCATGAAGCTCTTGATCCCCCAGTCGAGTACCTTCATACTGAGCCACCTGGCTGAAGAAAGTTTTAGCCAGGTTGGCTTTGTTGTCGTAGGTCGATCCGGTGGTCAAAACCACCTTACGGGGGTCTTTCTTCGCGCGAGCAATCAGTGACCGAATCAGAGGAATGGGTTTTGGCGTCGTGGAGATAAAGACTTGCGGATGCGCGCCCAATCGCAAGCCGAACATCGCCATATCCCATACCTCTTGAGGATATTGCCAGCCAGCCATCTCATCCATCCAGATGGCGTCGTGCTGAGGACCACGCAGACGTTCTGGTTCCTCACCGGAGTACAGTGTGGCGATAGCGCCGTTGGGAAACGTTAAGCGCCTCTTGGATGGCTCGTACAGAGGCCGCTTCTTGGGGTGGGCTACGGACAAGATTCCCGACTCACCTTCGGTGGTAACGTCTCGAGCGTCAGCCGCTGTCGGGGCAAGAATTGCGATGCGGCGATATCCTCTATCTACCCACCGAAGAACTTGTTCAGCTCCAGTTCGGGTCTTTCCCCATCCACGGCCTGCAAGCGCGATCCAATACTCCCAATCCTCTATCGGAGTGCCTTGATAGTTGGATGAGCGAGGGTCATCGGGGGGAAGTTGAGACGGTCGAGCCCAGATGGTCCAATCGTGCAGAAGCGCCCGCATCTCGGGAAGCGACAGTTCCTCTATTGCGGAGGGCTTAACCTGCATTGGAACCCCGGTTGATCAGTTTGAGCAGTTTCTGGCGAACCTCTTCCACCTCAACCTCCGGCTCCTCTTGCGAATTGCTGGTGGGGGAGTCTGTCCAGTGGGCTCGCATCTTCATCCAGGCCAAGGTCATCTGAGGGTGCTCTCCGGAGGTGGCCATTTCGAAAAATGCCTGCGCGACCCGAAGATTAGCTTCCTCGAGTCCATGGGCAAGCTCCTTAGGGTAGTATCCCTGAAGCTCTTGTGGAGTGATGTGAAGGTGAGCCGCGATATACTCTTGCGTGGCTCCCATGCCAGTAAGCACTTCCACTTGGCTGGCGTCTCGAGCGTTGGGGTGGGGTCTGATGGTCTTCATGTGCCTATTATATACTCAATGGATTCAAGTTGTAAAATTCTCTTGGGTACCGAGGTTGTATATACTGGTATGCACAGCCGGCCGTTGGGGGGTGCCCCGTAGCTCTCTCAATCTCCCAGTGTGTGTGGGCACTGCCGCAATTGTAACAGTACTGGACTTTGCTGATCCAATATGATACGACAGTCGCAATTGTAACAGGACCTGACAACCCCGCCGTCGTATGGTATTCGCGCGGGTGCGTCGGGATTAAATCCACTGACCTCAAAGAATTTCTGGAAAAAACCATTTACTTCCGCCATGGGGCAGGTATAATGAATGCATACCCACTGATCACCCGGAGCTGAAAATGACTGACTGCCCAAACCTCCACACCGCCACCCTGGCCGAGCTGGTTGCCTGGTACAACGAGAACAGCGGCAAGGCCCCGCTGAAGGCATTCAGGAACCGAGCCCAAGCGACCGAACGGTGCATGTCCCTGCTATCGGAGTGCGACGCCGAACCCGACGAACCCACTGACCCGACCAGTGCTGCCGCCCAGCTGGAAGCCGCCAACGCCGAACACGAGCCCGAAGCCGACGCTGACGACCCCGACCTGGTCCACCTGAAACAGATCTGCTTCGACCTGGATGTCGAACCCCGTATCGCCCGTCGTCGCCTCCGTAAAGCGATTGGTAAGGTCGGGACCGGCAACCGCTGGGCCTGGAAGAAAGACAGCCCCGAGCTGTCCCGGGTCCGCCAGATCCTGGCTGGCGCTCTGCCTGAAGCCTCCATCACCGTCACTTACGAATAACCCATTCCCTTCGGGGCGAATCCTGGTATAATGGATTCGTCCCCACTCACTACCTGGAGCACACCATGGCTACACAAATCACCGAGTACGAAGAAGCCTTCCCCGTCGCCTTTCGTCCGTGACCCATTCCCTTTAGTGACAGGCCCTGATATAATGGGTCTGTCATCAATAACCCCCTCACCATAGGAGATACACATGAACTTCGGAGAACTTAACGACCGGCTCCAGGAGCTGATCGAAGAAATGGAAAGCGAGTGCGAACTCGTCCCGGCGGGATCCATCGGACTGGACCCCCGTTGTGGGCGACTGCTGATCGGAGAAGACTTTGTGGCCAGCCAGACCCCTCGGCAGGTGGAGTACTACGAGGGTTTCGAATATATCTCCAAGGAGCATATATCGACCCTTGGCCCCTGGAAGCTCTACTCCCGAGATTCCGACCGAGTCAATGAACTGGAGTGCTGGGAATGAAAGATAAAATCCGCGCTCTGCTGGCACTGGCCGCTGACCCGAGTGCCGCCTTTCGTCCGTGACCCATTCCCTTTAGTGACAGGCCCTGATATAATGGGTCTGTCATCAATAACCCCCTCACCATAGGAGATACACATGAACTTCGGAGAACTTAACGACCGGCTCCAGGAGCTGATCGAAGAAATGGAAAGCGAGTGCGAACTCGTCCCGGCGGGATCCATCGGACTGGACCCCCGTTGTGGGCGACTGCTGATCGGAGAAGACTTTGTGGCCAGCCAGACCCCTCGGCAGGTGGAGTACTACGAGGGTTTCGAATATATCTCCAAGGAGCATATATCGACCCTTGGCCCCTGGAAGCTCTACTCCCGAGATTCCGACCGAGTCAATGAACTGGAGTGCTGGGAATGAAAGATAAAATCCGCGCTCTGCTGGCACTGGCCGCTGACCCGAGTGCCGCCCCCCAAGAGGCTGAGTCTGCGGGCCGCATGGCGGCTAAGCTCATGGCCAAATATCAGATCTCCCTGGGGGACCTGGAAAACGACGCTCTCCGGTCCGAACTGGACCTGACACAAGGCTACGCTCGGGCCTGCCGTCCGGGCAAGAAAGACCCCAAGGTCATACCCCCGTGGATCGGATACATCGCGGTTGGGGTCAAGATCTACACTCGGACCCGAATCCAAACCCCAGGGGATGGAAAGATAATATTCCAAGGTCCGCGGGCCGACGTCGAGCTGGCGGTCTGGTTACACGAGCTCCTGGTGGAATCCGCCTACAAGGCCAGTAAGGGGTCTGAAAGTCCCACAGCTTTCCGCAACGGATACGCTGGATCCATCCAAAGCCGCCTGAAAGCCATGACCAAGCAACGGGATGAAGTCGACCAGGAAGAATCCACTGGCACTTCGCTGATCCTGGTCCAGGGGAGGAGAGAGGCCCTGATGGACCAAGCTTTCGGACCCGGAGTGGAGACCAAGAAAACCCACACTCGCCAGTCGTACGCGGGCCGCGCAGCTGGGGCCTCCGCCCATATCCCCACAAGCCGCCCAATTAACGGGTCCTCCGGGGTGTACCTCAAATGAAAACCTGGCCCCAGATATTCACCGACCTGACGGCCCTTCAACGGGAATACCGGAGGCGGGCGCTGTCCCGGTGCCACTCTCAGGAAAACCGAGCACTGACCCTGGCGGTTGAACAGCTCCTGGCCAGCACTCTCCTGTCCTCCCGCTCTCTGGAGTATGTCCTCACTCACTACAGCCTTCCAGGGGAATTGGAAGAATCCCTCGTAGCCCTGGAGGAGATTGAGGATCTTCGAGCCACGGTCAGCGCCGCCGTCGAACGCCACCGCAAGTAACCCCTCACAAGTGGCCCCTTCAGTGGGGCCTTGTTGCGCGTACCCTAGTAACCCCACCGAGCGCCTAAAACGCGGGCCTCCAGCGGCCGCCAGTGATCCCCCGGGGGGGCCTGAATAACCCCTCACCCGGTCGCCAGTGGGCCTCGTAGGGGTATAATTTTTTTTTATTTAGGACACTGTGATTCGCCACCAATTTCAACCGAGTCCCTCCCTGATCTTAAATTCAAAATTCCCTTGTAAATCAGTGGTTTATATTATTTTTCTAGAGAAGGAGACAAAATAAAAATAAAAGAGGGATTCAAAAAACCCATAGCCGAAATATACACTATGTACGCGGCGCGCGTAAGTGGGAAAATTTTATCGTTTTCGTCTCCCCGTCAATTTTTTCAATTTTTCGTTTATAAATCAGTGACTTACGACGCGAAATATCGCGAGATGATATTTTTTAAGGGAGACACTTTTGTCTCCCTGAAACCAAAGGTTGCCACATTTTCACGCAATCCACATATGAATATCCCCACGTCCTAAAAAATCCCTTATAAATCTATTTAACTCCCTTCAATTTTTACCCACTTGACATGAAAACTTGACCCCTACGCGCAACTATATATCTCCGCAGAGATATAAAAAATAGATTCAGCAGCTAACTCAAAGCCCCGCAAGGCATAGTCTACTGAACCTGTCTTCTGGGTTCCCTTTCCTCCTACCTTTCTCAGACCCCAGCTGTACTGCCTTAGCGGAGAAGTGTTCCCAGTAGAACTGATGCTTCTCCGAATTACCTAAAGCTTGTCCAGATGAGAGGAGGTAGCCCTCTCGTGGCGCTGCCTGAGTGGTTTATTCAGAAAGAACTGCAGAGGCCCCCGAAGGGGACACGATTATTATAACACCACAAGATCAATAAGTAAATGCCAGTCCCAATCCAATCCCCTAACCCATAAAGAGTCGTTGACTCTCCGCCACTCGGTGAAACGCAATTCGTCCCCGCTTGGCATCTCTCACTCCGACCCGCGTTAGCTTGACTCGAGTCCGGACCGCCCAAGGGAACATTCGAGTGACCTGCTTGAAGAACACGATTTTTGTCTCGCAGCCCCATCTATAACCCTGTTCCCGGTGCCACACCAAATACTTCTCGTAAAGTGTGTCCTCCCAGAACTCCTCGCCTTCCTGAATATCAAGCTCCCGCAGAAACTGGACCCAGCGCTCAGTTCCCCTGTCCTGCTGTTCCCTGGCCGCGTCCGTCATTGGGGGTCGATTGCCCCTCCACCCTGTGAGGTCAAACCGCTTCAGGTCCCAGAGCATGCGCCCCAGCCCGCCCCCACTCACACTCATCACTGAGTACATGCGATCCCAAAAGTCCAGATCGCCCCCTACTCCTCGCCCAGTACGTAGCACCAGAAACCTGCGCTCGTGCCGACCCACGGGCACCACCCAGTCATTGTTCGAGCAGATCCCCACGCCCAGGCAGTTATCCACATCGAAGATGGCTCCGCCTTTAATCTCGATCGTCCGCCGGTCCTCAGTGATAAGTACCTTCAGAACACCTTCACTCTCCCTACTACCGCCCCACACAGCCTCGTCGGCCAAGACCAGAACCTTGTCCATCAGGTGCTGATTGAACTTCCCCAGCAGCTGTGCGGTTTGCGTCACCGACATATAATGCCGCCCGAACAGCCGACCAAAGATCTTAAACACCGAGGACTTACCGTCTCCCCGCTCACCGATCAGCACCACTGCGGATTGAGGGACTTCCCAAGGCCTTTGCACTCGGTGAGCCATCCACCCGAGCAGCCATTGAAATACATCTTCATCGCCTCGACAGACGTTGTCCCGCAAATGGTCGTGAAATACCTCCCACCCAGCTCCAAATACCCCACCTTCGCTTTCAGCAACGGCGAACCCGCTCCAGAGGTTATACTCGCCCTCATCGGCATCCTGTCCAGGCTTAAACACCACTCCTTTCCTGTACTCCCTCCGCTCTGGGTGTCCCAGCCAGTACTTATCCGCAGTCAGCTCGCGCCCGCCCGACAGGACCTTTCGATTGGCGTGCAGCAGGCTCATCGCACGCTGATCCAAAAAGGACACTCCGCGAGAAGTGGGATCTTCGTGAAGAATCGCCACGCCACCACCTATCAGCTTGCAGACGGCGTATTCAGCATTCATCTCCTCGACCACTGAAGCCGAACCCAGCTCCAGCCACTCGACCACCCGCTCGAACCCCGCCAGGCCAATACCCCCGCCAGTGCAAAGTTCCCGCAATCGTGGCAATCCAGGCACTCGGCCACCGGATACCAACTCGGCCCGGAGACGGGAGGCTTTCAGCCGTTTGATAGCTTCCTCATCCCCACTCTCAACCAGAATGGGCTCCAGGAAAGAATCGGCATCCTCATCCGACCAGCCCGACCGGATCATCGCCCCCACCAGACACAGGGCCAATTCATCTCTACCGCCGGTGGCCCAGTCACGCAGCAGCAGAGAAGCAGCTCCCAGCTGATTGACCATTTCCACCAACTCACCACTGTCGATATCTGATATGGACTCGGAAGACATCCACTCAACTACCTCGCCCGATGTGGGGTGATGGCTGCCAGGGCCCATCGTCTGGCCGGAATACCGGATCTCCAGCATGATGGTTTTCTCATCGCGCTTATCCCACTGGTAGCGTTTGGATGAGATCGCTTTCCCGGACACATGATACAGGTAGTGAGTACAGACCCCACCCCGACCGAAACGGGCTGTTGGTGGTAGGTAGTACTTCGCCAGCAGTTTAGACTCTTTACTATCCAGGTCAATATCACACAGGTTCCCGTGTGCTGGACCCAGACGAATCCCAAAGTTTATTTTCTCCACTCCCCCTTGCCATGACCAGATTCGGTCCTGAGCTTCCTCATCCGAAACTTTTTGCCACTGACCGTAGCCGGGGTTCTTTCCGTCCAGCAAAGGGATCACGCTTTTTACTCCCCGGTCGTACAGTGCCTCTATCTGAGGCAATGTGTTATGCAGCCTTCTGGCGACCATTCTTTGGGGCTACCTTTTCAAGTTCAATAAGATCAGAGTCGCTCAGGACGACCCCCCAACCCACTTTGCGCCCCCGTCCTCGACGACGAATCTGCCGATGAGCCCAGTGGTACGTGACCCCCAGGCGCTCAGCCGCTTGTCCAATACTATACATGGTGTGCTCCGAAGTGACACTGCTTTATTATACCGAGCGAGATAAAAATGTAAAACTTTGACGAACCTCCTGGTATAATAACTGTTCCTTTCATCCAGTCACCTTCTTCACTATGCCCCTAATCATTATCGAAGGAATGGACAACACGGGAAAGTCCCGGCTGGCCCAACACCTGGCGGAGCAGTTCCGGCTGCCCTTGGCCAAAACCTACCGCATGCCCAAATCCCGCGACGACATCATGACCTGGCATCACTGGGCAAATGCCTGTCCCCATCCAATGCTGCTGGACCGCCACCCGGCGATTTCCGACCTGGTCTATGGCCCAATCGTTCGCAACACGCCTTCTCTCTCATCATTGAAGCTGGCCCTGTCCTGCCGAGTGGATCATTACCTGATCTACTGCCGCCCTTCCACTGAATCCGTCATTCGCACATACGAAGAGCGAGAACAGCTCCCCGGCTCCAGGGAAAACCTGCACAAGCTGATGCAGGGGTACGAGAAGTTGATGGAAGAGCTGGACCCCAATTACATATACGATTGGGAGAACCCTCGGGCTTTGGGGGTACTTTCCAACCATCTCACTCACTCACTGGAGCGTATGAAATGATCAAGAAGCTTTACGAAGTGTTCGAGCACCAGGCCGACCTCATGGCTCAACTGGCCCCGAAAGAGCGGGAAAACGGGTATGAACCCCCGGAAGCCCCGCTGGACCTTCAAGACCGTAGCCATCAACAGCATTTTCGCCTGATGGCGTGGTTCTTCACCGAAGAGATCGTGGAATCGCTGATGGCTGAAGATTTTCAGCTGGCTGAAGAGCTCTCCGACGTTTTGCATTTCGGAGTCGAGCTGTGCATTCTGGCCGGAGTGACGCCCGAGCGAGTGGCTCTGGTCTCCTCCTCAGAAACGATCTTTCGCCCGGACCTGGTGGATGTCCTGATTTTCGTTGGTCGGGCGGTCAACCTGATGAAAGCCAAACCCTGGAAGTCCCATCCCCAGGCCACTCCGGAAGTGGAACTCCAGAATTACTTGAGTGTGGCGCTGGCCGCCTTGCTGAAGTATATTCAGGCCCAGCACCTAGACTTTCACCAGATCTACTTCCACAAGAACCAGATCAACAAGAAGAGGATTCAAAACCAGTACTGAATTTCTGGTATTATATTCATACCCCATTCACAAGCCCACTGAGCTGATATGAATATCTTCGTTTTATCCCTTAGTCCCCACATGGCGGCACAATTTCAATGCGACAAACACGTCGTAAAGATGCTGCTGGAGTCCGCCCAGATCCTCTCCACCGTTTCGGGCGGGCCCTATAAGCCCACTCATTCCAAGCACCCCTGCGTTCTCTGGGCGGGGGCTGCCCGGGACAACTATCACTGGCTGGTCGAACACGCTCTGGAGCTATGCCGGGAGTATACCTTTCGATACGGCAAAACCCACCGCTGCGAATCGGTTATTCTCCAGCTGGTGTCCCCCCCTTCTTCGCTCCCCACTGGGGGCACTCCCTTCGCCCAGTGCATGCCGGATGAATTTCGTCGGCCGGATCCCGTGGAAGCGTACCAGGCCTATTACCATAGCAAAACCTTCGCGGCCTGGAACAAAAGCCGTCCCGCCCCCTTTTGGTGGAATCCCCAACAATGACCCCTAACGAACGCTGGAAAGACCCGATGTACGAGGGACACTGGCGGTTTCTGCGTCAATCCCCGCTGGGAGAGCGTAACATTCCGTTCGTAGAAGACAAGAAGAGCGACAAATGGCAGATCGTTCTCTCCATTTATCTGTTGATAGTTATTCTCATCGGAGCACTGGCATGACCCAAACGCAAGAAAAGATGTTCGCTTTCCTGAAAAGCGACGAGTTCGTCGAGTGGGCGGTGGAAAACCTGCACCGCTCCGACGCCACGTACCGCAACGGGGTGATGACACTGACTCAACTCTGGTCACTGATGTCGCTGGACGACGATCTGAGCCGTCAAGTTGAATGCGTGATGGAAACTCAAATCGGGTTGATGAACATGGGAGGTCTTGAAGAAGTCCTCTCCGATGACATCAAGAAGCTGCTGACCCGCTTGTCCGAGTTCCTGCCCCCGGAGGAAACCAACCATGTGGAAGCCTGACTTGCTGGATGACCTCGCCGGGTTCGTCGTGCTGCTGGCGCTGGTCTTGGGACTGATCTTTTTTCCGGAGTGGATGCAATGAAACGCTGTTTGCTGCATCGTACAAAACTGGATGAGTTCAAGGAGTGGTTGGCCTCTCAAGACATTCCCGTCCGCCCCGGAAAGGGATCCTGGCAGCTGTTCCAAATCCAGATTCCCGACGGCACTTGGCAGGTGGTGTTTGAGACCATGAACCCCGAGCACCTGTCGATGAATGAGAAGCTGGTTCCACTGGTCCAGCAGTTCTTGAATCAACGGGAGGACCCCTACCTGAAATACGTCACTGACCGAAACCCCACTCGACCCGGGATGTACGCCTGCCGCATTCGGGTCCAGGATCAGACCTCCGATAAATTTCTCCGATTCGTGGATGGAGAATGGGAACCGCCAGAGCAAGGGCTCCCTTGGAGTCAGCAAAGCATTCTGGGTTGGATCGGACCACTTCAGCGGAGGATTCCGTGACCCGCCCGTCATTTCATAAGTGGGGTCGAAAGGTCCACCCCATGCTGAACAATGCCCTTCTGTCCGAGGCCTCGGTCAATCGAATGCTGATCCCGCTTCACATGGCGGTGACGATGATCTCCTTGAACCAGTTCTCCAGAGAGCACGCTGACAACATTCTGAAGGTTATTAACCTGGTAGCGGTTGATTCGGCCTCCAGAAATAATGGAATGTGGCAGCTGGCCGACCGAGCGGGAGAAATCATTATCACCATGTCCAAGCGGGATCAGTGGGAACCAACTCGGGAAGAACTGGATGAGCTCACCGAAAAGGTACTTCAGATGGACAAGTACATGAGAACCTGGACCAATCGCCGACTGACAGTGGCCGCGGTTACGGTGGACAAAATCAACCATCAAGCCAAGGCCAACGGAAAGAGGTTCCTGGATCGAGTGGAATTGAGATGAGGCCCAGCTGGAAAACCTCTCCCACTGGCCAACGAATCTGGAGGAAGTTCGAGTCCGGGTTCAAGGGGACGATTAAAGAGCTGGCCCAAAGTATCCCCTGCCACACAGTCTCTGCAGGAGAGTATGTTAAGCAGCTAAGGAGGGAAAACCTGATATATATCTGCAATTGGGTTCGGTCCCGAAGAGGGAACCCCTCGGCCGTTTGGGTGAAGGGAAACCGGCCCGATAGGCCTCAGCTTATGCCATTGACGTCTGCCGAGCTGTCAGAACGGTGGTTCTCAAACCTGTGCCGAAAGGTGGGGTATGAACGAGCTCGCATGATCAAAAATGCTCTTCGGAGGGGGTCGTCTCAGCTGGTAATTGACGGACAAGTCATCTGGAGACGGTTTGAGGGAGTAAAACCATATGAAAATTCTTCACCTGTACGGAAACCCGAAGGAGGCTCGCCGGGGATGGGAAGCCTATCTGCAAACGCTTCCCGACAGATTCTTTGAACATCAACGGATGGGATTTTCCAGACCTCATCAACACTATTTCTTGGAGATGGGGTTGTGGTCATCCTTTTCCAGAATTCAGACGATTCGCCCCGACCAAATAAAGGTTTATTTTTCACCCAATCAACGAACTCTCAACGGAATTCGAACCTTCAGTAAAACCCCTGAAAACGAAATCCACTTCGTCCCCTCTGGAGTAAATTATGCTGGTTGATCTGTGTTACAAAGTGGCGTCGCACCCCTCCGGTCTCTATACGGGAGTTCGCAAAGTGGTTCAGGGCGTCAGCCATGAGATCGATACCCTTCCTTCGGTGGACCTGGTACAGCTGGGTTATCGCGGGGGTAAGGTCGCCCAGCTGATGCGGAATTACTTCAACCAAGAGGAAGTGGAAGCCGCTCGAACTAAACTGGCCGCTAGAAGGTCCTCCCCTCACACTTCGGTGGCGCTCAACACCCTGGGTGAGAAAAAAGACACCCGGTCACAAGGGCACTGCGTTCGGAGCCTGGTCATCACTCAGACCCCCAAATGGACTGAGGTAGACATTCTGTACCGGTCCACCGAGCTGATTCAAAAGCACACGGCGGACTACGCTTTGTTTCCCTTGATCTTGGATCAGTTGGGACTGGCTCACTCCCCACGAAAGTTCCGTTTGTACTTCTCCAATTGTTTCCTGACGGCACTATTTGCCCCCATCCTGTTTCAGCATACCGACCCCATCAAGTTCTATGAGCACCTGAAGAAACAAGATCCCCGGTACTATCGAACTTTCCTGAATGCAACGGCCAAGTTCTACGAGAAAGACTGCCGTTACAATTACAAACATCGGCAGAAGATGTGGGCTATCACCCAGGAGAAGTTGGATTGCCGTTCACTGGCGGAGTACTGTAAGATGAATGGAGCCAGCTTTAATGACGAGGGGATTTTCGATGATGCACACGACCTTTAAGGACATGCTTTTCGATGTGGCGCAGAAGTTTCAATCGGCCCCCATCGTGAAGCCATCCCATTGGCAGGGAAGGAACATCTCCGATCGGCCGGATATGCACACACATGAGCTGCTGAACTACAGCGGTACTCTGTGGGTTCCCGATGAGGACCTGGGGGCATACCGAAATGACATTCAACCGGACCTCCCCTGGGCGGACGATCACTTTCTGGAGCGGGTTTCGGGCTACCCCCTTAATCCGGGAACCCAATGGGCCAAGTGGCGCATGGGGAGGGGTGCTAATGCATTTCGCGACCCCGACGGCCGATTCAACCATAATTACATGGAACGGTTTTGGCCGAAATACGCCCGAAAGGTCCCGGCGGCTTCGATCCCCCACGAGCGCCCGCTCCCCTCATCAGGGGCTCATCGGGGCATCTTGTATGAGTATGGGGACCTGGCCGATCTGATTACCCTGCTGGCTCGGGAACCCGACACTCGGCAAGCTTACCTCCCAATATGGTTCCCTGAGGATACAGGAACGGCCCATGGAGGCCGGGCTCCCTGCTCGCTGGGATATCATTTCATTCATCGAAGGGGGGAGCTCCACTGCGTTTATTACCTCAGGTCCTGCGACGCGGTAAATCATCTTCGAAATGACCTGTATCTGGCGGTTCGTCTGATGATATGGATTTTGGAGCGACTCAGGGAAAGGGGCCCTGAATGGAAGGATGTCGGACCTGGAAAGCTCACCGTTCATATCACGTCTTTGCATTGCTTTCGAGCGAATTTCCATGAGCTGAAGAACTGGATAAAGTAAAGCGTATGGGGTATAATTCTATTTCTGGGGGGACGGAATGGAATACTTTCTGCTGATGCTGATCCTGTTGCCGCTGGTCGTGCATCTGCTGCGTGACCTGCGCGGCTGTACCCGCAACTGCCGACAAGGCCGGGATTGTGATTGCAAGGAGAAAACGAAATGACCAAGCTCCAAGTAACACTTAAGGACCTGCGCGCAAACCATGCATGCGTCAGCGGTTATAACAAACTGGTCTGCGCTCTGACCGACCAAGAATTTGACGAAGAGCGTGAAACGTACATCCGCTATCGGCACGACGAACCAATCAGCATCGAATACATCCTCAACGCGAACGGCCTGGACGACGCGCTGTGGGCACTGCGCGCCGTCAAGAATGCAGATCGCGACTGCCGACATTACGCGGTGTGGTGCGCACGAGAGGTGCAGCACTTGATGACCGATCCCCACTGTATTCATGCTCTGGATGTGGCCGAGCGGTATGCCGACGGGCAGGCCACAGACGATGAGCTGAAGGCCGCACGGGCTGCCACATGGAAAATCGCACGGGCTGCCGAACGGGCTACCGCATGGGAGGCCGCATGGGATGCCGCATGGGATGCGCAGGCGGACATGTTGCGCAAAATGTGCAGAGGGGAAGCGCTGTGGCAGGTGGCAAAATGACCAAAGACCT